TAGGTTTTTAGTATTTAGCTTATACGAAGTAAAAAATCAATTTTCACGACATCATGAAAAAGCCGCTGACAATATGGAGGAAATAAAAAAGAAAATAGACATTATATTAGAATACATAAGAAAAAAATCATGAGCATATTAAACAAAATATTAGGAAAAGGAGCTTTGGATATTGCAGGGAAAGCTGCTGAAATTGCAGATAAATTTATTCAAACAAAAGAAGAAAAGGCGGCATTTGAAATGGAAATGAAAAAGGTTGTCATTGAAGCTGAGTCAGAAATACAAAAGCAAGTTAGTGAAAGATGGAAAAGCGATATGACAAGCGATTCATGGTTAAGTAAAAATGTTAGACCTATGGTGTTGATATTTTTAGTTGTATGCACTGTTTTAATGATATTTATAGATGCAGGTTCTATTAATTTTCATGTAGAAGAAAAATGGACAGATCTTTTGCAATTAGTTTTAATAACTGTTATTGGAGCTTACTTTGGAGGAAGATCATTTGAAAAAATAAAAAAATAATGGCTAAATTAAATTCATACGTTTTTAAAGGAAACAAGCAAAAGAAAAGACCAGGGGTTCACTCTAAAACAAAAACAAGTTCTTTAAAATCCAGCAAACATTATCGTAAACTTTATAGAGGTCAAGGAAAGTAAAATACATTCCTTAAGTTTTATTATCTTTGCATTGTTAACTTAATAAAATAAAATACAATGAAAAAGATTAAAGACGAAGAGTTAAAATCTCTTCAAGAATTAAACACTGAGTTTAACCAGGTTAAAACACAGTTAGGAGACTTAGCTTTACAGAAACATTCTTTATGTTTAAGGGTTGATCAAATTAAAGCTCAGTTTCAATCTTTAGAAGCTTCTTTAATGGAGACTTACGGAAAAGATGCTGTAATTAGCTTGGAGACTGGAGAAATAAAAGAAAAAGAACCTAATGGCGAAAATAAATAATACAAGCGCATATCCAAATGTTATTCCTACGGCTGATGATTTTGTAATTTTAACAGACGTTACAGATGATGATAGAACAAAAACTTCAAAAGTTTCTGATTTCCAATCTTTTTTTGGAAACAAAACAATTAAAAAGACTGTAACTTCAGCACAAATTTTAAGTTGTAATACTAATCCTGTTACTATTATACCTGGAATTGTAGGTCATTATATTGTGCCCATAAGTATTTTATTTCAATACAACCATGTAAGTGCATCGTACGTTGGGGTTAATGATTATTATATAGACCTTGGGGCAAACTTAAGTAGTTCGCGTTGGTGTATTGCTCCGGCAATAAATGGTGTAGGAAACACTCAAGCTTATGTCAATGGGTCATTTTCTGGACTTATAGTAAACAATCCTAAGATTGGTTTAAACAGTGATATATTGTTTACAAACGGTACCGCAAACCCAACAGTAGGAGATGGAACTTTAGATATTCAAATATTATATAGAATTGTAAGCGCATAATTATGGCAAAAATAGAAAACACCACCGTATACCCTACAGTCACACCGGCTGCTGATGATTTATTAATAGCAACTGACGTTAGTGATGATAATAGAACCGTTACCTTTTTAGTAAGTTCTTTAACCGGAGGTGCGGGAGTAAATCAAGGACTACAATCTGTATTAAACACAGGTAATTCAGCTACAGGATCAATAGAGCTTACAGGAAATATTACTTTACTTGGAGGTCCAAACACTGGCTTTATAGATTTATGTCAAATAAAATTAGGAGGAACTTATGGTACAGCAGGACAAGTTTTGACATCGCAGGGAGCTGGAGCTTGCGCTACTTGGGAAACACCAGCTGCTGCATCATGTTGTAATTTATCGAGCACTTTCACAGCGGGAAATACTGCCACTAACGATATAAGTCTAACAGGTCTTGGTACCTTTGCTGGCGCAGGTGGAGGTGTAGCAATAACGACAGGAGGTACATTAACAACAGAAACGTCTGTAGTTAGTACTTTTGGAGGCGATGTTATTTTAGGAACTACTTTAAATTTTGGAGGAACCACTACATTAAATGATAGCACCGGTTCAACTGGAACAGCTGGAGCTGTACTGACAGTAGGGGCTGGGGGGTACCCTGTATGGGGAACATTACCTGTTCCGTCTACACCTAACTTACAGCAAGTTTTAACAGTAGGTAATACAGCGACTGGAGTAGGGATACAGCTTACGGCTACATCTCCTTTATCCTTAGACGCAACATCAAACATAGTTTCTGCCGGAACAAACACTTTTAGCGGAAACAATACATTTTCAGCAAACGGAACAACATTAAGTACAGCGGGAATATCTTTAACTGGAACTTTATATGCTGGCGGCTCAGTAGGTACTCCGGGACAAGTTTTAACCTCAACAGGTACAGGCGTTCAATGGTCGTCATCGGCTGGGGTTACATCTGTATCCGAAACTTTAGGAACTTCTACAGGAACACCAGCAACCATATCTCCTACAACGGGAGCCGTAAATATACAGTTTAATTCTTATGCTGGAGGATCTAATGTGGGACACGTCCCTTTGGGAGGAACTTTAGGAACTTTTTTACAAGGAGATGGTTCTTGGGCCTCTGTTCCTTTGCAAAACTTAAGTTCTGTTTTAAATGAAGGAAATACAGCCGCAAACAGCATAACGCTAACAGGAGCTTCAAATTCTATAACTGCCTATACAGGTATCTTTACAGCTATACAAGATAGTACTGGATCTACAGGAGCAGCTTCTAACGTAATAGTAGCAGACGGAGCAGGAGGATGGGCTTGGGGCTCTCCAGCATCAGGAGCAGTAACAAGTGTATCAACGGCTGCTTCAGGAACATCAAGCGGAAGTCCATTAACCATAACTCCTACTACAGGAGCAGTAACAGTAGCGTCTAACGCTTATGCCGGAACCACTAATGTTGGACATGTTCCAGCAGGAGGTAGCGCCACTACATTTTTGAGGGGTGACGGAACTTGGGTAACACCAACGCCAGGTGCGTCAGCTACTGATAGCTTAGTAATAACTCAAAAATTTGCCGGTGCGGGAGTTTACGCTTCGGGCGGTCCTTATACTTTTATGGGGTTAGATCAAACTGGTTTTAATCTTGGCACAGAAAGTATGGAAAACGCCCTTCCTAATCTACCTGGAGCAGGATCTTTTAGTCATGTTGACCATATAGCTGGATTCTTTTTTCAAAATCCTAACGCGGGAACATGTACTTCAGCGGTAGACGATTTAACAATGTGCTCTATAGACGTAAATTTCTACGCAACACTAACAGGGGACTACGATATTAGTATTTACTCAGGAAACCCTTGTGACCCAGACAGCACCTTTACTTTAGTAGGAAGCTGCGCTATAGTGGTTGCATCAGCGGTTATATACTGTTGTAGTATGACTGTACGAGCTGACGTATTACCAGCTGGAGAGGGATTGTTTTTAGTTATTACACCTCCAAACACAGAGCTTGAAAATAGGTTTATGGGTAGGATAAGTATTAAGTTTACATCAAATTAAATATAAATGAAATGGACATTAGAAAAATATCAGTGGGCGCAGATTATAAGTCTGGCGCTATGCATTACATTGTTGGCCAACATGTTTTAGGAGGTAGCCACTCAATACATCTTATACAAGAAGAGTCAGCCTCTTATAAAATCTGGATACAAAAAGAAGAAGAAATATATCTTTGGAAGGAGCTTTTAAAAACACTTCCGGTATCAGTTGAATTTAATATAAACTTTTAATGAAATCACCTTTTAGTTTTATTGTTAAACCTTACAACAACAAAAGGTATGACAATATTAAAAATATAGAAAACGTAAATCTAATTACAAGCACATCAAAAGAAGACGCTTCGTCTTCCAATAGATTTGCAAAAGTCGTAGAAACACCTATAAATTATACAGGAAGCATAGAAAAAGGAGACACCCTACTTGTTCATCATAATGTTTTTAAATATTATAATGATATGAAGGGAAGAGAAAAAAGCGGAAAAAGTTATTTTAAAGATGATTTGTTTTTTGTAGATAATGATCAGTTTTTCTTGTATAAAAAAGAAAACAAATGGAATGCACACGGAAAATATTGTTTTATTAAACCTATAAAGCCGGAAGAATTTTTTATAGATAAAGGAAAGGAAGAGCCGTTAATAGGTATTGTAAAATACATAAACGAAGATTTAAAATTAAAAGGAGTTCAAGAAGGTGATAAAATATCTTTTACTCCTGATAGTGAATATGAGTTTAATGTTGATGGAGAAAAACTATACAGAATGATGACCCACAATATAACAATGATTTTATGATTTATATTGTAGATGATTTTATAGACTCTAATATTTTAAACTCTGTAAACGAGTATTTAAATAATGGAGATTTTCAAAAACAAGTTAGTGGGAATAAAAATTTTTACATTAAAGAGTCTCCTCAAGAGTTTAACAGGTATATATTAAATAAGCTTATATCGCACGAAGCAAGAGACTTAGAAAATATATTGAGTTTTTTTAGAGTATCTACCGATTAATTAGATACTTCTTGGCGTATACACTCAGACTTAAATATAAACGGACAAAAACCTGACAGGGCTTTAGTTTTGTATTTGTCTCCAAGAGAAAGAGAAGAGCTTCATGGTACCGCATTGTGGGAGCATGATGTATATGGAAGTCAAATACCTACAGATATAACTAACGAAGAGTATGATAAAATGATAAATGTGGATGCAAACAATTTAGATAGATGGAGACTAAGCACTGTGGTGGGTTATGAATTTAACAGAATGGTATCTTACCCCTCTTCTTATTTTCACAGCAAATATCCTAATAAATCATGGAAGGAAGGCAGAAAGGTTTTTGTGATGTTTTATAAATATAAATAAAATGGACAGTAAAGAAATTAAATTACAAATTATAGAGGCTGGTAAAAAAGCTGTAAAACAATTAATTAAAGTTGCAAAAGAAGATATTATCAAGTATGATAAAGATGACGAGCTGGCTGCCGATAGATTAAAGAATGCTGCTGCTACAAAAAAATTAGCAATATTTGATGCTTTTGAAATATTAAACAGAATAGAAAGTGAAAAAGCATTATTAGAAGGAACAGTTAAAGAAAAGAAAAACACAACACCAAAAGGATTTGCAGAATCAAGATCAAAATAATTTATACAGGATCATAAAAGATATTGTTCCTAAAAATGTGCTGAGCAATAAAAATAGAGCTCACACATGGAGTTATGGTTATAATGAAAAATATGATATTGTAATTATTTCAAAAGACGGAACATTAGGAGAGATATACGAAATTAACGGATTAAAAGTTGGACTACCTTTACAACCAAAAGACATTATAAAAAGATCTGAAAAAAAGGAAGAGCAGTATTGGGAAGCGTCTGAACTTCACAAAGATTTAAAAAGAATTTGATAGAAGAGAATACGGTACGTTTTTTATGAACAACGGAGTTCCTACTTATATAACAGGAACTCATTATATGTATTTACAATGGACAAAGATTGATGTAGGACATCCAGATTTTAGAGAGGCAAACAGAATATTTTATATTTTCTGGGAAGCATGTAAGGCAGATAAAAGAAGTTTTGGAATGTGTTATTTAAAAATAAGACGTTCAGGATTTTCTTTTATGAGTTCGTGTGAGGGGGTAAACAAAGCTACTATTACCAAAGACGCAAGGATAGGAATTTTATCTAAAACAGGTTCTGATGCTAAAAAAATGTTTACCGACAAAGTTGTTCCTATATCTAACAACTACCCTTTCTTTTTTAAGCCGATTCAAGACGGTATGGATAAACCTAAAACAGAATTAGCATACAGGGTTCCAGCATCTAAGATTACCAAGAAAAACATGCACACGTTAGCTGATGAAGAACTGGAGGGATTAGACACTACTATAGACTGGAAAAACACAGGGGACAATAGTTATGACGGGGAAAAATTACAATTACTATTACACGATGAAAGCGGTAAATGGGAAAAACCTGATAATATTCTAAACAACTGGAGGGTGACTAAAACCTGTTTACGTTTGGGTAGTAAAGTTATAGGTAAGTGTATGATGGGGTCTACTTCTAACGCTTTAGATAAGGGAGGGAATAATTTTAAATCTTTATATTACGATTCTTTTCCTAACAAACGAAATGCTAATGGCCAAACAAAAAGCGGGCTTTATTGTTTATTTATTCCTATGGAATGGAATTTTGAGGGCTATATAGACAGATATGGAATGCCGGTGTTTAGAACTCCAGCACAACCTGTTATTGGGGTGGACGGAGAAGATATTAATATAGGAGCTTTAGATTATTGGGAAAACGAAGTAGGTTCACTAACTCATGACGCGGATGCTTTAAATGAATTTTACAGGCAGTTTCCAAGAAGTGAGTCTCATGCATTTAGAGATGAAAGCAAACAATCTATATTTAATTTAACTAAAATATATCAACAAATAGATTATAATGATTCTTTAATTATGAGTCATCATTTAACCCGAGGATCTTTTCATTGGGAGAATGGAATTAAAGATAGCAGGGTAATATGGTCTCCTAATAAGCAGGGTAGATTTTTAGTGAGCTGGACACCTCCAAAAAATTTACAAAACCGTATAGAAACAAGAAGAGGGTTGAAGTATCCGGGTAATGAACATTTAGGTTCTTTTGGCTGTGACTCTTATGATATTTCTGGAGTTGTTGTAGGAAAGGGCTCTAACGGTTCTTTACATGGTTTGACTAAATTTAATATGGATCAAGCTCCAAGTAATGAGTTTTTTTTAGAATACATTGCAAGACCTCAGACTGCTGAAATATTTTTTGAAGAGGTTTTAATGGCTTGTGTTTTTTACGGAATGCCTATTTTGGCTGAAAACAATAAACCCAGATTATTATATCATTTTAAAAATAGAGGGTACAGGGGTTATAGCATGAATCGTCCCGATAAGGTTTACACTAAACTTTCTAAAACAGAAAGAGAATTAGGAGGAATACCAAACACTTCTGAAGACGTAAAACAATCACATGCGGCTGCTATAGAATCTTATATTGAAAAGTATGTAGGCATAGATTTGAATGGAGATTTTAGAGCCTCTGGAGATATAGGGTCAATGCATTTTCAAAAAACATTAGAAGACTGGGCGAAGTTTGACATTACCAATAGAACAAAATATGATGCTGCTATAAGTTCTGGACTGGCTATTATGGCTAACCAAAAACATCTTTATACACCATCTAAACAAAAATCAAAAATAAGTATTAACTTTGCAAAATACAATAATAGTAGTACTATAAGCAAAATAATTACATGAAAGAAGTCCAGATAGATATAAAGTCTGCTGCATTTCCAGATCAGTTTGTACCTGACTCTAAAAAGGCTACAAAAGAGTTTGGACTACAAGTAGGCCAAGCAATACAATATGAGTGGTTTAGAAGAGATGGTTTATCGTGCAGATTCTACGATCAATTTAGAGAGTTTCACAAATTACGTTTATACGCCAGAGGAGAACAATCTGTCGGTAAATATAAAAATGAATTAGCTATTGACGGTGATTTATCTTACCTTAATTTAGATTGGACTCCAGTTCCTATTATTCCAAAATTTGTAGACATTGTAGTAAATGGAATGTCGGATAGATTGTTTGACGTTAAGTGTTATGCTCAAGACGCTTTGTCGGCTGAAAAAAGAAATAAGTTTCAGCGTATGGTTGAAAAAAATATGTTGTCTAAAAACTTATACCAACAAATAGAGCAAGACTTTGGGGTAAATGTTTTTGAGGTGAACCCTGACCAACTTCCAGAAAACGATACTGAAATGGAGCTGTATATGCAGTTAAATTACAAGCCGGCTGTAGAAATAGCAAATGAGGTTGCGATAAATACTATGCTTGAAGAAAATCATTATAACGACACAAGGAAAAGGGTTGATTACGATATATGTACTTTAGGCATCGGAATGTGTAAACACACTTTTAGAGAGGGAGATGGTATAAAAGTAGAGTATGTAGACCCTGCAAATGTTGTATATAGTTATACAGAAGATCCTTATTTTAAAGACTGTTTTTATTGGGGAGAGTTAAAGACAATTCCTATAACAGAGGTTTTAAAAATTAATCCAGAGTTAACTGAAAAAGATTTAGAAGAAATATCAAAATACAGCCAATCGTGGTACAACTATTATAATACAGCTCAAATGTATGAAAATAGTATGTTTTATAAAGACACTTGCACTCTATTGTTTTTTAATTACAAAACCACAAATAGTTTCGTTTATAAGAAAAAAGCAATGTCTGATGGAAGTTTCAAAACTGTAGAAAAAGACGATCAGTTTAATCCACCTCAAGAAATGCAAGAAGAGGGTAAGTTTGAAAAAGTAGAAAAAAGAATTGACGTTTGGTATGAAGGAGTGATGGTAATGGGAACAAACATTATAATCAAATGGGATATGATGAAAAATATGGTTCGTCCTAATTCTGCAAGCCAATACGCTATGCCCAATTATGTAGCTTGCGCACCAAGAATGTATAAAGGAGTTGTTGAGTCTTTGGTTAGAAGAATGATACCTTTTGCCGACCTTATACAGATAACTCATTTAAAATTACAACAAGTAGTGTCAAGGGTTGTTCCTGATGGTGTTTTTATAGATGCAGATGGTTTAAATGAAGTTGATTTAGGAACAGGAAACGCTTATAATCCTGAAGACGCCTTAAGATTATATTTTCAAACAGGTAGTGTTGTAGGAAGGAGTTATACTCAAGATGGAGAGTTTAATAACGCCAAGGTTCCTATTACTCAATTAACAGCTAATAGTGGAGGTTCAAAAATGCAAATGCTTATAGGTAATTACAATCATTACTTAGACATGATAAGATCTGTTACAGGACTAAACGAAGCAAGAGACGGCTCTACTCCGGACCCTAACTCTTTGGTGGGGGTTCAAAAATTAGCTGCGTTAAACTCTAATACCGCAACAAGACATATATTACAGTCCAGTTTATATATTACAAAAACTATTGCGGAAGCCCTTTCTTTAAGAGTTGCAGATGTTTTAGAGTATGCTGATTTCAAAGATGAATTCGCTATGCAGGTTGGTAAATATAACTTAGGAGTATTAGAGGAAATAAAAAATCTATATATATATGACTTCGGTATATTTATAGAAATGAGTCCAGATGAAGAGCAAAAACAACAATTAGAGGCCAATATACAAATGGCTTTATCTAAACAAGATATTAATTTAGAAGACGCGATTGATATTCGAGAGGTTAAAAACCTTAAAATGGCCAATCAAGTTTTAAAAATGAAAAGAAAGCAGAAGATGGAGGCCCAGCAACAACAAGAAATGCAAAAGCAACAGATGCAACAACAAGGGCAAATGCAATCTCAACAAGCTGCGGCTCAAGCTGCTCAGCAAAAAATGCAAATGGAAATGCAAACAAAAATGCAAATACAACAAGCTGAAGCGGCTATGGAAATAGAGAAACAAAAAAATGAAGCAGCATTAAAGCAACAACTAATGGCTGTGGAGTTTAGCTATCAAATGCAGTTAAAAGGAATGCAAGAAAAACAAATGGACGAAAGGGAAAAAGCACGAGAAGAAGGGAAGTCAAAAAGAATAGCTGAGCAAAATACTCAACAGTCTAAATTGATTGAACAAAGAAAAAGAAATCTTCCTGCTATAAAGTTTGAGTCTAATGAAGACAGTTTAGACGGATTTGATTTAGCAGAATTTGAGCCAAGATAATTGGCTAAAATTATATAATAATTATATATTAACTTTGTAAAAATTTAAATTAAATAAAATGGAAAATAACGAAAAACCTAAATTCACGGTAAAAGCCGTGGAAGGAGTTGAAGAAAAATCAACTCAAGAAGTGGAGCAAGAACTTCTTCAGAAGCATGAAGCAAAATTTGAAGAAGCTCCAAAAAAAGAAAAGCAAGTAGAGCAAGTTAATACGAGTTCTGAAAAAACAGAAGAGCCTGTTGCTGAAACGCAAGAGCCTCTAAAACAGGAGGAAGGAATAAAAGATACTGATATTCTTAAATATATTAAGGATAGGTATGATAAAGAAATATCATCTGTTGATGATTTATTTACTCAAAGAGAGGCAAATGAAGATTTACCAGAAGATGTTTCAGCGTTCTTTAAATATAAAAAAGAAACGGGTCGAGGCATTGAAGACTTTATGCGATTGCAAAAAGACTACAATGACTTAGACGAAGATGTTGTGCTGGCTGATTACTACGCGGCTACAGAAGAAGGTTTAGACGCAATTGATATTCAAGATTTAATGGATGATAAATTTGGATACGATGCTGAGCTGGATGATGAAAAAGCTGTGAAAAAAATTAAGTTAGCCAAAAAAAGAGAACTTTCTAAAGCGAGAAAGTTTTTCAATGAGCAAAAAGAACAATACAAACTACCGCTTGAGTCAAGCCCGGGAGAAAGTTCTGTTGCAAATGAAGAATTTAATCGCTATAAAAGTTATGTAGAGGAGTCTAAAACTCGTGAGGAAGCCATGAACAAAAGGTATGATTGGTTTGTCCAGAAAACAAATGAGGTTTTCAATAGCGACTTCAAAGGTTTTGAGGTTACTATTAATGACAAAACTTATAACTACCGACCTGGTGACACGTCTGAACTCAGAAACAAACAGTCAGATTATAATACGTTTGTAAAGCCGTATTTAGATCAAGAGACTGGTATG